GATGAAATACTGGGTCTTGCGGGTCATGGTCAACAACTACAACTCTAAGACGTCCCGGTATCACTACAAGTGGAGGAAGGACATTGAGCGCCGCAGGAAGTTCGCTAAGCACATCGAGGGTTGGTGGGATGGAGACGGGGTGGCGGCCCACCGCGATCAGCTCTTGAACCACATAGAAGAACGCCTTGCCGAGTTGCCTTGGTTCGATGCGGAAATTTTCGCCATATATTTTGAAGAGGGACACACCTTGGACTCGTTCAGCGAAGCCACGGGCATTTCTCGCCACACACTTTACACCACAATCAGACGTGTCCGAAAAGAAATCCAAGGGGCTGGGAGACCAAATAGCAAACCTGACCAAGGCGACGGGGATAGATAAGCTCGTTTACGCCGTAGCAAAAGACTGCGGCTGTGAGGAGAGGCAGCAGAAGTTAAACAACCTCTTTCCGGGTCGCCACGTAGCTATGAGCGAAGAAGACATACCAAAGTATGAAGAGCTTATTCCTTCCATAGACAAGGGCAGGTTGAGCCGCTTTGAATCCCGCAGGATGTACGACATATACAACCGCACCTTTAACGCCAACGCCAAGCCCTGCAATTGCACAGGCCAGAACCGGCGGATTGTGAGCAAACTAAAACAAGCCTATGAGTATCGCTGTAAAATTTAAGACCTACACCTACCCGGACGCGGTAAGCAATAACGCCAAGCGCGGGATTGAGTTAAACGAGAAGAACGGGAACAAGTGCGCCACCCAAACCGGGAAGGTCCGAGCCCAGCAACTGGCCCAAAAAAAGGCGGTGAGTTTCGATACGGTCAAACGTATGTATTCGTATCTTAGCAGAGCTTCCGAGTATTACGACGAGTCCGACACGAAAGCGTGCGGGACTATCTCGTATCTTCTCTGGGGAGGCAAGGCCGGCTTGAGGTGGGCCAAAAGCGTGATGAAGGAAGAGGGCAAGTTGTGAAAAAGGAGAAAGTAATTGAGGTTCACGGAATCAAGTACCTTGTGACCGAGACCACAGGACACACGCGATCGGGTCAGCAAATCCGGTCCTGCAAGTGGGAGACGTACAAAGAACAACCCAAGCTGTTTTGAAGATTCTAACCGCAGCCATACTCGACGGATACCAAAGGAGGAAAGACAAGAGCGTCTCCCTTCGGTTTATCACGCAAGAGAAGACGAGCGGAGAGATAGCCGACATAGACAGGTTGGTGGACACCTTTGGAATTGTATACTTCCGAGGACAAGAGCGCATAAACCAAGACGAGGTGGATGAGTTAGACGCGGTGGAGTTGGACCTATACGACCAACCCAAGAGCCAAAGCCAAAGGTTGAGGAACGTCCTCTTCAAAGTCTGGAAACAAGACGAGCAGGGAGAGTTTAAGGAGTTCTATAAGCACGAAACAGAACGCATCATTCAACACTACAAAAACAAGCTGGACATATGAAAGCATACGACTACGCAAGCCGGGCAGTATTTTTTGGATACCTCGGAATCTTAGGGTGTCTCATTTTACTCGCCGCCAATGTCTGACACATACAAGGCGGTCTTCACCTGCCCAGAGCTGAACGAGAGAGAAGTGTGGTATGTATCGAGCCGCAGGCAGGCAGGGATACAATTCACCCACCACAGGAACCGCACGAACGCAACGGCTCGCCAATATCAGACGCTGGAGTATACCGAGAAGGTCACCAAGGTTTTCACCGATGAGGATACATTGACGAAATGGACGCACAAAAAAAAGGAATGATCCAAGCCCTTGAGAAGGCTTTGGGCATAGTCACCACAGCGTGCAAGGCTGTCGGAATCTCTCGGCAAACGCATTACAATTGGATGGCCGACACCGAGTACAAGAGCGCGGTGGAAGAGCTTACGTCGGTGGCCTTGGATTTCGCCGAGAGCAAACTTCACAAGCTCATCGACGAGGGCAACCCCGCAGCCACCATTTTCTACTTGAAGACCAAGGGCAAGAACCGGGGGTATGTGGAGCGCCAAGAGATTGCCGTGGCAGAGAAGAAGCCGCTCTCTTGGTTCACCGATGACAACGCGGACGTTAGTTAACGCGAAGAAAGTTTGCGTAATTGTTTGGTTAAGCAATAAAGTTGTTTATCTTTACACCATGAGCATAACACACGAATGGAGGTCTTATCATGTCGCAGAAGATGACTGGGACACGCCAAGCAACACTCAAGAACTTAGGGAAGCTATGTCAACTCAAGGCGTAGAGCTTTGGTTAAATCGTTGTGAAGATGATGGTTGGGTAACCGACAGAGCCAAGGTGGTGAAAGGAAAGCTCCCGGAGTACATGGAAGAACAAGGGTATAAAGTTCCGGGTCGCTTTCACGATAGATTGCAACGCATTGCAGAGGCATGAAATTCACCGGATAAAATCCGAGCAGTGCAAACCATGGCTTTTGGGCAGGCACTACGCACGCCGGATGTGTTCTATTAGTTACGCATTCGGCTTGTATAAGGATGGCAAGATGCAGGGCGTATGTACGTTTGGCAAGCCGGCCTCACCTTGGCTTTGTGTTGGTGTCTGTGGTCCAGAGCATTTGGAAAGCGTTTATGAGCTCAACCGGTTGTGTGTCTCCGATCAGACGCCAAACATCCTAAGTTGGTTCGTCGCTGAATGTCTGCGGCAGTTGCCACCGATGATTGTAGTCAGTTACGCGGACACCGCTCAAGGTCATGTCGGATACATTTATCAAGCGACCAATTGGATATACACCGGTGCAACCAAAGAGCGAACTGACATAGGCACGGCAGAAGGCAAGCATTCTCGGCACTATGACACCTCCGCAGACCACCCCCGCAAGCATCGCTCAAGTAAGCACCGATATATTTATTTTATAGGCTCAAAGACCCAGCGCAAGAGATGGCGCAAGGCTTTGAAGTATTCCAAGGAACCTTATCCCAAGGGTGACAACCGGAGGTATGAAGAGTGGCCTATCTACTCGCAGGCGCAACTATTTTGAGACAGCCCGCCACATACTATCACGTCAAAGGGTGCGACACCCGGATTCAAGTTCACCAAGGAGGGACGCGATCAGGAAAGACGTACTCCATCCTCCAGAGTATCGTGGAGCTCTGCTACCAAAACGAGAACGCTGGGGCCGTCATCACCATCGCCCGGAAGACATTCCCCGCGCTGAGGGCTACGGCCATGAGGGACTTCTTCGAAATACTTGAAAGGGAGGACGCATATAACCCCGACCTCCACAACAAGAGTGAAGCCAATTACGTCCTGTTTGGTAACCTCGTGGAGTTCATCAGCGTAGACCAACCGCAGAAGGTCAGGGGCCGCAAGAGGCAAATCCTGTTCATCAACGAGGCGAACGAGCTCTCCTTGGAGGACTGGAGGCAGCTACTCTTGAGGACCACCAACAAGGTCATCATCGACTTCAACCCCTCCGACGAGTATCACTGGATATATGAGGACGTCATCCCCAGAGAAGACGCCACCTTCTTTCGAACCACGTACAAGGACAACCCCTATTTGGACCGAGCCACTGTGCAAGAGATAGAGCGCCTCAAGGACGCCGACCCAAATTACTGGAGGATATATGGCCTTGGTGAGCGCGGAGTCAATCAGGCGGCTGTCTTCACTTGGGAGATTGGAGAGCTGTCCGGGAAGCGGATCGGGACGGGCTTAGACTTTGGATTCACCAACGACCCCACCGCAGTCATCGACGTATACCAAGACGGCCACACGCTCATACTCCACGAGCGCCTCTACTCCACCGGACTCACCAACCCGGACATTGGCGAAGAGCTCGATAAAATGGACCTGCATACCATCGTGGCCGACTCCGCCGAACCCAAGAGCATCGAGGAACTCCACCGGTTGGGTCACAACGTCAAGCCAGCGAGGAAGGGGCCGGACTCCATTCGTCAGGGTATCGACATAATGAGAAGGCACAAGCTCCTTGTAACGGCAGAGAGCACGCACCTACAAAAAGAACTCCGGGCGTACCGATGGGAGCAGGACAAGAACGGACGGAACCTCAACCGGCCCGTGGACAGGGACAACCACGGCATCGATGCGGTCCGTTACGTGTGCCTCAACTTGCTCACCACGTCCCGCTCTGGTTCCTACTTTCTCGCATAAAAGCGAATTATTTTTGTGTAGATGCTTGTATAAGCAAAACATTGTTGTATATTTGCTATGTCAACAACGACAAACAAACACAAAACGCCATGACTACCGCTTGCCCAGTATACACAGCCGTAAACGCTAAGACAACCAAAATGATTTTCTCATGCATGGAAATCTTTGAAAAGAAAGGTTCGATGAACTTGAGCCAAGATGAGTTTTTTGTAGAAGGCACGATGTTGCAGGTTCTTTGTGAGCGCGGATTCGAGCAGTGGACCAACTCGTATGTAGAGCGGATGTAATCGAAACCCCACCCAAGTACAAGGCCCTCCGGGGCCTTTTTTTATGTCCCGAAGTTTCGTCTATTTGATATCGTGAAGAAGACCATCCGAATCCCCGAAACGCTACACGACATAACCATCGCCC